AGGCTGAGGCGCTGGTGTAGGTGTAGGCGTATTAGCCGCTTGACTATCAGCAGCTGGATTATATCGTGGCAAAGGCGGTGGTTCTGGCGCACCAATTTCAGCATCCATTCTATCAGCAATTTTGTTTCGTTCTTGGCGAGCTTCTTCGACAACCCGAGAATCTTTAATTTCAATAGCTCTTTTACCTAATGCTTCAGCCTCAGCAATTTTAGCTCGCAATTCATCTTTAGTTCTTATTTCACCTCTAGTGTAAGCAGATACCTCTTCATCGGTCCTATCATCTTTTAGTAGAGATTTTAAACCCTCATCAATACGTATTGTTCTAGCTGCAACTTTTGATGATTGGCTACCTCTATCATCAGCTACTCTGTCATTCATTTTTTGCGGAGTATTTGCTTCAGAATTTTTCTTATCAATTAAGTCCATTAACCATTTTGCTGCCAGTAGGCCGCCAACAATTGACAAAAATACTGGATTTGTTAGTAAAGGCAATAATACACGAAATGCGGTGCCTATACCCTTAATAACATCTAAGCCAAGGCCAAATACTTTTACTAAATTATCTGGAGAAAATAATGTTGCTAATGTTCCAGTGATTGCTGAAGCAATTGTTGCGCCAAGTGTTAATAGTGGTGCAAAAAGTGTTGATAAGAATCCTAATATACCACCTTCTTTTTTTTCTTCTGGTTTAGCACCAACTAGTGTTGGAGTTTTAGGACCACCGGATGCTCTGCTAAATTGTGATTCGTAAGATGCTTCTCTTTCTCCTGCTTTTTTAAAGTACATGTCTGTACCTTTTGCTGCAGTTCCGCCTTGTAATTTAACCAGCTTCTGTATATTTTGGCGCATCACATTCATATCTCTTGCAATATCTGGCAAGACCATTGAGTTTTTAGCAGAAAGTTTGGAGTTTATTTTAACATCTTTTGTTTCACCAATAAGTACATCTAACTTTGTTTCTAAAGCACTACTAGATAATGAACCACTGCCTAAACTGGCAATTTTTCCGCCAGATTTAGCTGGTGTTGCACTATAAGATTTGAATAGTGATGGTAAAGCAGCAGCCAGAAATCCTTTTTGGTTAAAGAACTTTCTTGGATCCATTTTTTCAAGAGCTCGTTTACCTAAAGTTGATGCTATTCCACCACCTCTAGATTTTTCGGTCTTGTAAATCTCTGCTAATCTGGACTTTTTGTCTGCCATTTATTTTCTCGCTTGCTGTTGAGCTTTTAATCGTTCTTTTTCTTCTTCTAAAAATTTCACCAACATATCAATGTAAACTTGTCTTTCCCAAGGTATCATATTATCCAATTCAGTCAAACTATACTTGTGATGTTGCATTAAAGCAAAGTTAGTTTGAAAGTAATTACCTAAGGTATCATAACCAAATATTATACGAAAAAATTTTGAATGCCTTCTACGACAATCTTTTCTTCGTAACCACATTTACCACATTTAAAATCCAAAGGCTTTGAAATCTTTGGCATGGTGGTAAAAAACTTTTGAATCTTTTCAAGGTCTTCTTGTTGTAAATTGTCTACAAACTCCATCAATTCTTCTTTTGTAGAATCTTTGGCATAATACATCTGATCCGCATCATAAATGAAATCAATACAACTGACAATAACTTCCATAATGGTATCAATAGATTCACTCTGCAAATTATCAAAGTTCTTTACCATTCCCAAAGTTGGATACTTCATTACAATACCCAACTTATCAGTAATTTCAATCTTACTGTTGTGTTCTGGATTAATAGTTGGTTTAATATCTAAGATGTTCAAATCAAATTTGACCAAACCACCACAAACTTTATCTTCACCTTTATCATCTTTAATGGTGTTGTTACAGTTGTATTTTAAATTTACAACCTCACCAACAGACCTAGCACGAAGCTGCATGAATAGATGTTCAAGGTCAAATGTTGGCAAATCATCAACATCAATATCCGACAGAATACAATTATTCAATACTTGTTTAACCACATCAACTGTTTCTTTTTCATCAGTTGACTGTGAAGCCATTAGAAACAGCTTCTGCTCTTTTACAAGAAACGGTCTGTATTTTACTTTTTTGCCCGATGAAATCAAAGTTGTTTCATAGGTTGGCACATCAATTTTTGGTAACGCCATTTTATATCCTCATGTTATAATTAAAAAATTGTCCCTGCAAGTGGAGCAACTATAGCATTACTAATAGATTGTCCTGCCTTGTCAAAGAATTTGGCAGCTTTAACTCCAAACAAAGCAGCAGCTGCCGCAGCAATGTCATAACTTCCAGAATATACCACACGGTATTTTTGGAAAGTAAATTGTACAGATACTCGGTGAAAACCTTCTTCACTCCAAGATAAAGGTTGAGATGCGATTGAGACTGGAAAAGCATCTCTTAATTCTATGACAAATATCTTTTTAATAAAATCATCATATTGGACAATTTGAATATTTGTCATGTATCTTGTTTCTTCGTCTTTAGCATATCGTAAGTTGTTTGTGTCTGTTGGCATAATTGCTTCCATCCAACGTTCAAACAATTTACGTTCAAAAAATTCATTTGTACATACAAATGTTAATGTTGTTTCTTGATATTGTGTTTGGTATGGTACCTTAAAACCAGGTCCATATATCTTAGCATCTTGTGTTAAGATTGATTTTCCAGGCAATTCAGCTGACTCGCATTGTAGTGCCAAATATCTGGAAATGGCTGGATTGGAAGTTCTAGTTTCTTCTCTCCCACCACCAGTAATACTATTGATATCAGCTGTAATATCTGCAATGATGTTGTTTGGTATATTAAAAAACTTTTCTAAAGCAGAAGTTTCAATAAATTCATTGATGTAAGTTGGAATAGGAAGAATAACTTCATATCGGCTTGGTCTGGCCAATCCATCTTTTGCTTTAATATTTGATAGAAATAGTTGTGGTGAGAATGACATTAAAATTGTTCCTCAGATTCGGCATGAACTTTACTTGCTGTTGCACCAACAAAACTTTCCATTGGTAGTAATGCAGCTATGTCCCATTCGTCAGCAGATATTTCTAAAAACCTTGATTGCACCTGACTAAAGAGATATCGTTTAATACATGGCTGTGCTTCGAATATCTTTGAAGCGGAAGCCAAAGCGGCATAACTCAACCTTAACTTTGTAGTCTTATCGAATTTAGTATTATTTGCATAATCACTTAACTTATCCAATAAAACGATTCGTTGCTTTGGGTGAATGTAGTGCAGATTCAACCCTAAAAATCCGTCATTGTATTGTTCTATTGGTAGTACCAATGGGAACCGGTCGTAGTATGGCATCGAATCTTTTGTCTTGGGGTCATAGAAGTAAAAATACATCTTGCCGATTATGGTCGAATCACGTAGACGGGTTCTATCCTGTAGTAACGCTTGGCGACTTGGTTTCAACTGAGATACCTTAGATTGTAGCCATGCCCGTGCTTGGTTTGTTCTTGGAGTCAAACCTTGTTTTCTTAACGATTGATTTATTCTGTCTAGTAAATACGCCATGTTCTATTTATGTCAAAGACCAAGTTCTTTTTCTGTGATAACTTTAAACTGCCACCCGTGTTCTCTACAGAAAAGGTCTGCAGCTCGCCACTTCTCCTGATTGATAGCATAAGTGGCTGCCTCTTGGATGAATCTTTTTGTCTTGCGTTTTTGTACTGGCATCTTGGTCTGGGCCAATGGTTTTACCTCTAATATATAAGTAGTGACCTTACCATCTTTAAGACGCATCTTTACAATAAAGTCTGGGAAGTATCTGTGCGTTTTATTGTCCACGGGAGACACGTATGGTATTGGCAGTTCTTCGGATGCCCACCAGATAACATTCGGGTGGTCATCAAAATACTTCATAACCCTCAATTCCCAGTTGGAACGGTATATGATATTTTTTGAATTCCCGTTGTACTTGGATGGGTTCTTTGGTAAAAAAGTTCCTTTATATGACATAAATAGTATCTAGGCAACCAAAAGGCAGACAATGGCATTTTTCTCACTTACAGATATAAAATATATTCCTGGTCAGAATAGGAATTTTGAAATCAATTCCGACCAGTTTAATATAGACAATAAACGCTATCCTATTGATATTGGTTCAACGGATAAAGGCCATTATATGATGTTTTTTATCAATGTGCAAGAAAGAACACAAGTGGGTGGTTATAATTATGACGATACGGCTACAGCAAAAGTATTGGAAAATACTAGCGGATCACAGAATGCGATTACTGGAGCTCAAGAAATAGTTACAAATGTGTTGGATTTTGTGGCAGAAAGAAATGCTATACAAGATGAAAGTATAACTAGATACGAAGGTAGTTATGATGGCTCTGCCTCTGATGACGGAACAACGGCTGGTATTTTGGATGAAATCAATTCAAAGAATACACTTTTTAAAGCCGGTCAGTATGCTAAATCTATAAAAGAATCAGACCTTTTAAAAAGAGGAAACTTTTTTAGAACTGTAAAAAGAACAAAAGATACCATTGCTTTGTACATGCCAGATACATTGGCCTTTGATTATAGTCAATCATATAGTGATGTTAGTGTAGCTTCTGGATTAGGTCTTGTTGGTGCTGGCTTACAAGCCGGCGCTTCTCTCATGAATGCAGGGAAAAAAGGTGGTGATGCTATACAAAAAAATATGGCTCCATTTGTAGCCGAAGCTACGTCCGCTTTTGGTGCAAGCTTGCCAAAACTTGGGTTGGATAAAAATGTTTTATTCACAGCACTTTCTGCCGCAACAGGTGGTGCTTTAGCGGTCAACCCGCAACTAGAATTGATATATCAATCACCATCTTTTAGAAATTTTAGATTTTCTTTTATGTTTTATCCAAGAAGCAGAAAAGAAGCTGAACAAGTTTTAAGTATTATTGATATGTTCACATTTCACCAAGCACCAGAAGTTTTAACTTCATCATTTGGAAGATATTTGGTTCCTCCATCCGAGTTTGACATTAAATTTTATTATAATGGCCAAGAAAATCCAAATATACCTAAAGTTTCTACTTGTGTGATGACGGGAATTTCAGTTGATTATGCACCAAATGGTTTTGCTTCATATGAGACATTATTGAACTCACCTGAACGTGGTGGAACTGGTATGCCTGTTGCTATACGTATGGACCTATCGTTTAAAGAAACAGAAATTATCACTAAACAATTCTTGTCAGGTGAAAAAGTTAAGTACAAATCACCATTCAGAGGCGATGAAGCAATTAATGGTTTAGATTTTGGTAATGAAAGAAGTGGTGAACTTAGAACACAGGCTGAGATTGATGCATCTAATGATTTAGGTGATTGGAATGAAACAGGTATAACATTTGAAACTACTGCTACATCAGATACTGAATTTGATTTAGCTAATGGCGATTGGGGTACAGAAGACACAACTGGAATAGATGAGTCTGGTAGCGGCGGTTCTATAGGAGGTGCATGATATGGCAAAATATTTTAATTTCTTTCCTAAAACATCTTATTATAAAAGTAAAGATTCAACCTCATTAGATGTTGTTACGAATATTACTTCAAGGTTTAACTTTGATGATAGATTGAAACAGAATGCTGCTACATATTACAAATACAAAATAAAAGATGGTGATACACCTGAAATTTTAGCATCTAAAATTTATGGTTCTCCAGAAAAACACTGGATCATTTTGGCAATGAATAACATTGTAGACCCACTTTATGAGTGGCCTTTAGGACAAAGAACAATTGGCAAATTTATTGAAGCAAAATATTCATCGCCATCATATGCTAATACTTCAAATACTGGCGTAACTGGCTTAGAATGGGCAACAAATAATACTCAGGCATATTATAAAGTAGAAAAAAGAACTGATACTTCAACAGGTCTGTATAGAGAAGATAGGATTAGGCTTGATGCTAACACATATGCTAATGTGATTATATCCGACACAAGTTATAGTTTAGGAGATGGAACTCCTTTGAGAATTGTAGTTTCAAAAGAAACAAAATCTTACTATGAATATGAAACTGAATTGAACGAAAACAAAAGAAATATAACCATTTTAAAACCTTTT